GTTTGCCCGCCGCCGCCACTTGTCAGTATCACAATTGCTTTTTGTGCCAAGTTCATAATGCCCTCGCCTAATTCTCGATAGCCTCAAAGAGGATGATTAGTAGTTGTTTTGCCCAGTTTATTTAGCCCCCTAACGTCTATTTCCTACGCCGGGTACGGTCGGCTCATACCGCTGTACCATTTCACCCTTGACCTCTGTCATGTTGACCTCTCGCGCCAGCACCGCGTCAAGGCGGGTATCGGGATTGTCAGGCACCACGCGCAAGGTGTTAGACGAGTAGTCATAATCAAGAGCGGCAATAAAGAAAGTTCGCAACCGGTCGGTGCTAACGTCCAAAAGCGCCGCCGTTGGGTACAGGTCGTTAATACGGATGTAGCCCGGCCCACGCTTGATTAGTTCCCACAGCGGCCATTGTGCGCCCGCTGCATCCCGAATCATGCCCGCGCCGATGGTGAAGTCCTGCTGCTGTATTGGCTGCTCGTAAATTGAGAGGTACTTGTCTTCGGTCTGGTTAGCCTGAGTTAGGGCAAACCGTTCTTTGCGGGGCGCTTTCTCGACTGTCCACAGGTCGGCTTCTGTCGATACGCTGCTGGCCGTTGCCGTTGGGCTGGAGCCGTAGTAGACGGTGACATCACGAGCCAGGTTCCAGATATGGCGGCTCATGGATAGCTGTTTCAGATCGGCTAATTCACACTGCCAGTTGATAGCCGCCGTGGTGCTGCGGGCCTTATAATAAGGTAGATACTGGCCCAGGCTCACACCATTAAACGGCTCAGGGACACACCAGTAATCCCACACGTTACCGCTGCTGTCGCTCATGTCCAGAATCTCGGTGATGGCATCTGCCGGCGTAATACCGCCAGTGCTGGCCTTGGTATTCCAGACACTACCAATTTGTGTACTGTTCGCGTCTATGTTGCTTTTGTCGCTGGAGAGAACAGCAACATGGTCGGTCAAGATGTCCGTAATCACGCTGGCCAGGGTATCGGTGGCAGTGTAGCTGGTAACGTCTAATTCCCGTTCATGTTCTTTCCATGGGCCAGCGCAGATATAGTGTACGTGCCGACCGTCCGGCACAATCTCATAGATGCGCCCTTCGGTAATCGGCTGATCAATGGCGTTATCCCCAACCGCCATCCGTTGCCCTAGGTGCGTTCTGTATCGCTCATACGCATCGGCGCGGCTCTTTGCCCTGATGGTAATCTCGGTTGTCTTAACCCAGCCGGGCAAGCTGGCGCGAATCCCAACGTTAGCGGGTTCTCCGATATATTCCAGCATAGACGGGGTGCTGTCGTCGTTATCGTAGCGGGCGGCCCAAAGAAAAAGCATTGTCACACCGTCCCCAGCAGTTGCCGCGTTCTTGGCCAGATGGTTGTCGTTATGGTAAATGTGTCCGTGTTGGTCCAGCCAGACGAGGCGGGTAATTCACCGTACCAGATGGTTCTATTATTGGTTAGCCCTGGTGCAAGGGTAAACGTGCGCCCAAGTGTCTTAGGCTCCGCTATCCCATAAGTTGTGGGGATGACTGCCCGCTGATAACCGTCAAACCAGATAACCCCCAATAGTTGCACATTGGTGTTCTGAACAATCGTAAGCTCATTCTCAGCAATCGGGAAGAGCCACAAACTATCAAAGGTCACGTAGTCTGTGTTGGGGATATTCTCGAAAATGACAGTAAAGCGCACATCAGGGTTAGATGTATCTGGCACCTCGTCGGGTAATGTGCCAACGGCATTCACCGTACCAACAAAACGCAAGTAGATAGATGAATCCGCGTCAATCTCTGGATTTGTTTTGACGCTGTTCATAATCGAGGCTGAAATAGAATCGTAGTTTGAATTGAGGACCGCTGTCATACGAACGGTTGGCGCGGCGTTGCTATCCGATGAATCACAAAGCACGTAGGCCGCATGGGGAGTGTCCAGCAATGCCCGCGCTGTATCGCCGCTAATAGTAATAAATGCTTGCCCGCTGCCCGTTCCTGAAGAAGTGAGGCGGCGGTAGTTCCCATTGTGGTAGCTGACATCCGATCCGGTTGACCACGTAGCAGAGCTTGTGGTGCTGGCCGTAAAACTGGCACTGTCAATCATGTGCAAGCGGTCTGAATTGTGATGCTTGCCGCTAACCGCCCGCGTCATAATCATGGTTGAAACGCCAGTCCCTCCAATGGTATTGGCATATCGAACCAGCGCCGGCGCATCGCCGGGAATAAGCGCCAGGTCTAGCCAGTTGCGTTGACCCATTGCGGCATTAGTCTCGTCGGCCCGGTTGTCAAGGCTGTAGTAAGAGGACCAGCCAGCAGCAGGTACGGTGACAGCCGCTGTGCTAACCTCTACATAACAAGCGTCAACATAAAACGTTGTAGCAACGGTGGCGTCACTTGTTGCGCGGATAATCCGTAACTTGCAGTCGGCATTGGTCGCTTCGCTGCCGCTAACCTCTACCCGTACCCAGGTGTTGCCATTGCGGTCGGTGATACTCAGCAGCCCGGCATCGCTTGTTTTCGCGCTGTCGATGGTGGTACCGGACCCATCACGGATGATAACTGTTACCGGATCGCCGCCGCTCTCAACATAAATCCATGCAAAAGCGGCTACATAAAATGTAGTGGCTGCTGTGATGGTTGCGCACATAACGCCACTATTATTCGCGTTATCAGTGACAACCTTTTGACTGACACCGTTAACTAGATATGTTGTGGTGTCCAACGTAAGGGTGGGCGATGGGGTGCCAACACTGCTCCAGTCTTGCGCCAATCCACTAGTACTGCTTTCGACCAAAAAATCACCGTTGCTTACATAGTTGGTCAGGCTGATGCTTGCCCCTTCAGAGTACGGCGGCAAGTGCAAGGCGACTATAACCCCATAGGCCATGTCGTTAATGATGGCCGCGGCATTGAACCATGCCGCGCCAGCATCGACAAAGCCCCATTTGACGCTGCTTTCGGTGTAGTTGGTTGCCCCATCTAACTGGATTCGCAGCCGTAACTCCACCGCATCCCCTATCATGTGATAGCGTAGCGCGGGTTGGTTCGCGCCATCCACCCAGCGCATAAGGCGGGCCACGGCATTGGCCACCGCGTCGTTATCCGTTCCCTCAACATTAAGTTCAAAAAAGAACACGCGGTCAAGGTCGGTAGCTTGAACAGGCCGCATTTCGCCATAGTCCGGTGCGTGCATTAGTACATCGGTATCGCTGTTCTGGAACTGCATCCCATACAGCGTTTTATAGGTCGTCTGGTTGGATGAGTTGAATATAAGCGACACGCCGCCGCCTAGATAACCCTTCTCAAAGAGCGTAATAGCATCAGCCATTATCCGCGTGTCCTCCTGCCGATTTCGTTGCTTACGGCGCTGGCTATCTGGTGCGGGCTGGCGTTGGGCTGCATAACGTAGACGTTGATCGTGCCGACGCTGGAGCCTAGCGCCTGTCCAGCCTGTTGGTTGTTAATAATCGTGCCGCTCATCGGCGGCACAAATACCTCCGGCCCGTCCTCGCCTACCATGTAAGCCTTGCCGCTCATAACCGGGCCGCCCATAGCCCTGCCCGGTACGCCGTTGTCAAATTCACTTAGTCCAGCCGACCCACCGGCATTATTGGTGACTACCTGCCCGTTCTCAACGGTGTTGACCGTTACGGTTACCGTCTTATCTTTTAGGCCGTTGATTTCGGCTATCAGGTCACGTACCCCGTCACGAAATTGGTAAACGGAGATAGTGCCGTTAGCAAACTTTTGCTTAAGAGCCGCCAACCGCTTTTCGAACTCAATTGCTTTCACCGCTGCGTCAATCTGCGCTTGCGTGTATTCGCCCGTTGTCGTGGCCAGATAGCCAAGCTCCTCACCCGTTGCGCCTAGCGTTGTGGCGAGGTTCAGAATAAACCCGTCGGCGTTCTGGGTGGCTTCTTGTAAGCTGGTTAGCTTACCGTCTGTCAAATCCATAGCCTCGACAAAGCCAGCCGAAATAGATGGGTTCAGTTTTTGAAAACCTTGCCAGAGTTGCTCGACTGCTGCCGCCTCGCGTTGCATTGCGCCCGTTGCGGCGTTGGCTGCTGGTTCAAATTGCTCGTGAGCGTCGGCCATGCGCTGCATACTGTCGCCAAAGCGGGGGATAACCCTTAGCCCAATGAGGTATTGGCGATTAGCCTCTATCTGCTCGTCTGTCAACCCCGATGTGGAACGGATTAATCCGTCGGCGGCTCGTTGGGTGTCATACATGGCGCTGCCCAATTCTACAGTCTGCACCGTAGCCGTGCGCCCGCGTTGGCTATTAAACTCTAGCTGCCGATTCAGGGCTTCCAACTCTTTGGCCTCGGCTAATGCTGCCCGCGCCGCGTTCGTGGCATAAGGTGGGTACTCTCGTACCGCATCGTTAAGGTCGTTTTGTGCTGTTTCGGTATTACGCAGCCAGCGGTAAAGCTCAGACAAACCTAAAGTTGTTATTCCCCGCGCAATTCGTCCCGACGTCTGGCCAACCTGAATAAATGTAGAAAGGTTTCGAATCAGCGGCACAACCGCATCAGCCGCCGCAACCATCCAATCGCCAAAGTTTTCTATTTCGGGATTTAGTTCCCGTACCGCGTCAAGGATGGCTGGCCCCGCTTCCTCGGCTATTGTTTTCATAGCGGGCAAAAGCTGGTTGCCTATTTCTTCGCCAACGTCGCCTATGATGTTTTGCAGCTGCGTCATGCGCCCGCCGAACGTATCAGCCGCCGCCGCCGCACTACCGCCAAACTGGGTTTCTAGCTCTTTGAGGATGAGCGCTTGAGCGCCGGCAGTATCGCCAGTCTCAACCATCGTGGCGATCATTTCCTTTTGCGCGTCTGAGAACTGGATGCCCGCCTCAGCCAAAGCGCTCACGCCCTTAATCGGATCGTTAAGCGCCTTGCCGACCTGAATGGTTGCGGCCTTAAGGTCCGTACCCATCGCCGTAGCCATGTCGAGGATGGCGGTCTGGGCGCGGGGGAAGGTGTTGCGCCCGATTTGGGTGAAGGTGAGTAGCAGGGATTCGCTGGCGATGATTGCCTCATCACCGTATGTGGTCATGGTTTGCAGGTCGCCGGCCAGCTTCTTAAGCTCTTCAGCCGACATTCCCGCCGCATGGCCAGTGGATTCCAGCGTAGCGGCTAACTGAGCCTCGACCCGCTGCTGTTCTGCCGCAAGACTGGTAACAGCCGCCAGCCCGCGCCCCAATGCCATAGCCGCCGTACCTGCTGCGGCAAATCCAGCAACAGCAAGGCCCGCCGCCTTGGATAGGCCACCAAAGCCCGTGCTGGCCTTTTTGGACTTGTCGTCAAGGTCGTTAATGTCCCGGCTGGCTGCTCTGGTTGCAGAACCACCGCGCCAAGTGGCATCTAGTTGGGCATTTGCTCTTACAGTTGCCATTATTTGTCCATGCGCCATTTGATGACGTTGGCGACGGTGCGGGCTATGCCGGGGTTGTCATCCATCCAGCTGGCATCACCCTTGCCGCTTGCGTAAGCCGACATCTGGTTATAAACATTGAGGACCGCCGACATACGGTCGAGTTGACCCGCTGGCCAATCCATCCACCCCTTGCCGTCTGGCGGTCCCCATTGTTGGATTCTCCAGGCTAAACGTAATTCAGGCGGCGCGGGTTCGCCATACTGGGCCGCGTCTGCCGCCGCTATCAGGAGGCTTTTGGGACTTCTGCGTTGGCCTCGTACCATTCGTCAAAGGCCATTTGCGCGTCCCGCACATTTTTGACAGAAGCGTTATCCACATCCTCCGACGTTTTCCAGTCCGGTTTGACCAACATCCCCGCCGCCACCATCGCCTTAACAGTAACGGCGCGGAAGGTGGCTACACCTTTGGCTTCCTCTGGCAGATACTCGTTGTACTTCTGTGTCCAGAGTTCAAACTGTCGCTGTGTTACCGGGTCAACCAGCACCACATCCTTATCTGGCCCTGAGCCGTTTGCTTTTGCCATCATTCCTCCTGATAGTTCTAGCTTGTATTCTGTTTATGAGTGGGCGGTAATCGCCAAGCTGTCCAATTCGATTTCAGCCGAGGCAATTACGATGCCCTCAACCGGCGAACTGAGCCGACGCCCGGATACAATGCTGGCCGTGGCGTCGATCTGGATGTCGCCCATGACCGCGCCGTGCGGCTTAAAGACAACCGCGCCGGTATCGCCCGGCTCGACATAGTTGAGGACCGTCACATCGTCCGTTTCAACGGCAAATGTAATCGACATCCGGCTGGACTTCAGCCCGCCCACATTTTCTTTGTTCGTACCACCCGCACAAGACACCTGATAAACGTCTAGCCGCTCATCAGTTTCAACTGATTGGAGGCAGGTGATTGCATTGCCGCCAATCGTGAGAGTCATATCTGCGCCTGTAAACTTCGCCATAATGTCACCTTAACTTGCCCAGGTAAAGTCCTCGGCTACTATTTTTCTGATCTCCGCATAGTGGCATAGGACATCGCCAAACATGCGCGGTTCAAACGTTTCTACTTGCGACGGGTTGAAGCCCACATAGCTGGCCCCGTTCAACGCCGCGTCCTTATCCAGCGCGGCTACGATGGCTTCAACCAATGGGGCGGCTACCTTTTCGGTCGCGTCCCCGTCGTTTAAGCCCATGATGAACACCACTACAAAATTGTGGTATCTGACCACGCTGCAAGTTGATAAAGTCGATAGGTCTTGTGTAAAACCCCTATACAGAATCTCAGCCCCGCGTATTTGCGGGGTGCTACCAATCGTCGTCTTAAACTGCGCCAGGTACGCATCCCATGTAGACGACCAACGTTCATAGTCGTGCGTTGTGCCGATGTTGCTAACCGTGCCAAGCACCGTATTAATCCGGCTGCGTATCGTTGCTTCGCTCATGTTGCCAACGACCTGATAATCTTCTCGGCCACGTCGTCAAAGATGCGCTGTATCATCGGCTCAGATTTCTTCACGCCTTTCTCCAGCATCTTTGCGCCCTTGGTGCCGCGTCTGCCGATGGCCCGCGCAATCAAGAAAGCAACCTGGCGGGCTGTCTCAGGTGGCGCTATGCCTTTCCTCACAACCCATAAGTGTATCGGGTCAATCGGCGGCATCCTGCCCGCCCTGCGCCCCTTCTCAACGGGCAAGGCGTAATTCAGCGGGCTACCCAGTTCGCCCCGCACACCTGCGGGAATCGAACGCACTTCTGTTGCCCATGATTGGCTGAGATTTTTGGTTGCCCCTAAAGGCGTTAGACCAACAACGTTAGTCTCTATCACCGACATTGCCCGCCTGACTGCCCGCCTGATTTCAACCTCGACCACTTCGTCTATCTGGTCAAACTTATCAGCCAGTAGCTCCCAGGCTTGTGTGTCAATGGTGATGTTTAAGGTCAACCGCTGCGCTCCGCACTTGCGACCTGTTTCACCAGGTCGTCGCCCTTACCAATCAATTCGGCTTTAATAAAATGCCGCTTGCCGCGCATCGGCCCCTTCTTGGGCCGGTCAGCAACCATCACGCTGTAATAGTTGAGTTCGCCGTCGGGCATTTCCCGAACAAAGCCGACGCTCAGCACATCTTCCGCTTTAATCTTCAGATGCTTGGCAACCGCTGCAAACATAACTTTTTCGCGCTCTGCGGCTGTCGCCTTTTGTTCTGGCGTCATCGCCATAACTACCCCCTGTCGTGGAACAAGTAGCGACGGGATTTAGGCCATTCGGGAGCGGTGGCGATGTCTATAAACTGCGCCGTACCGTCCCCCTCGTTGCTAAACGCTTCCCCGCGCTGTATCTGTTGCTCGTATTGGCGGCGAAATTCCCGCGCCCGGTCGCTAAACGCTGTTGCCCGGCTGGGATGATCTACCGCGTCGGCATTAATGGTGCTGTCACTGGTACGGCTGTACTTGCTGGCCAGCGCCTCGCAGATGAGCGAAGCGGCCAGGTAGCAAACCGCATGGAAATGTTCAGCCGGCACATCACACTGAATCGACTTGTAAATAAAGTTGTCGGCATCCGTGACTGTGCTAACCTGTGCCGTGGCGACTTCCTCATCTTCAGCGGCTACCCAATCAGTACCGTTAAAGTAAATCCAATCATTCAGACTAAGGCCGTGAGCGCGACGAGCAACGCTGGTTGTGGCCGTGGTCACACTCCAGGCATAAGGGGCCGTGAAGCGCACCCGTGCCGTTTCTCCGCTTGCTGGTGCCACCGTGTCAAAGCGCAAATAGCGTAGTGTGGCATCCCAGTAATCGTCGCTCCAATCGCCGGGGTCCAGCATTTGCGGCTCATGGTCAGCCGTCACCGCTTCAGCCGGGTACTCAATGGCCAGCACTCGGCTAAACCCGTCTACAAACGCCGATAACACCGCGCTACCGCCCGTTAATGGGTAGTAACGCCCACCGTCCCCCGTTACGTCTTCAGTCGCTTCCTCAGGCCGCTCGATGCTGTAAAGCTCAACAGCCGCCTTAATTTGCAACTCCCGACGGTACTGGAGCAGTTCGTTATCATCGGCGCTAATCAGGTTATCAACCTGGGCGCGAAAGGTGCCAAGTGAAAACGCCATTATTTAGACTTCTTTCGGATAGCACGCTTTGGCTTCGACTTTTCTGGTGCGGCTGGCTTTTCTATTGGCTCTTCTGCTGATAGGTCGGCTAGGGGGATTGTCAGCTTTGGACAACCGGCAACCCCCTTGTTAACCACCATGACTACCTGCGCGGCATCGTTGTCGATGTGATAGGCCATGACCTGCACAGGGTCAATATCAAGCAAAGCGCAAGCCCGCTCGATCAAGTCAATCATTAGACTAAGTACCAGACAGAGATATAGAAATTGTTCGAGGCCGCACCATTGTTAATGTCAAAAGACACCTTGGAATTGGCCGCAATGCGGACCGGCGTTTGCGTGCCGCCCAGTTCAGGGGTTGACCAAGTGCCCGGCACATTGGCGTCACTGGCATCAATGCCAGAAATGACGTTGCTACCGTCGTCATCAACATCAAGGGTAGCCCCCGCGTCATCTTCCAAAGGGGAGACACAGACACCAACCACAACAATATCAAATGGCACAGTCCAGTAGCCTTCCAGCGTCCCCATCCCTGCCGTGGCGTCGGGGTCGGTCAATGTGACGTTATGCTCACATAAGCGTTCTTTCATAGTTCAATCCTCATTAGCGGGGCAGGGGAAGCGCCCTAAAGACGCCGCCCCCGTTCCCTAAGTCGCCAGATTAGGCAACGTTGCTCTTGTGCAGCGGTCGGAAGTCCGCGACCGGAGCGCAGGTATAAGTGCTGCTAAATTGCCAGGTCATCAGACGGACCTTATAACGCAGTTCGTCGTTGGTAAACATAGCACCGGCAGTCTCAGAATCGCTGGCGAACAGTTCAGGCAAACGCCGACCACGCAGGAAGATAAGATAGATGGCCGGGAATTGCATCGGATCGCCCACGAGCGCCCAGTCCGTCGCATCCGTCCAAGTTGGAACCGCAATCACTTGAGATTCGCGGAAGAACACGTTGGGTTGGCTGTTGCTGGCACCCGGCACAACCTCAGAATTGATGACAGCTTGCGCCGTTGTTTCGAGGTCAAACGGAACTAGAATGTACTTAGGCGTAATGCCCAAACGTCGGCCCGCACCAAGCGCCTGATCGGTCTGCTTCTGCATGGCCAACCGAGCAGCCGCATAAGCGGCGCTGGTGGTGCCAAAAGCAGTCGTGAGCAGATTGGCATGACCGCCACCTGTGGTCGTAGCGGTGGCGTTGAACAATGCGCCGGTATCGGAAAGGACTGGGCCGGCTGCGCTATTGACGGTAAAAACGCCGCTCACCATGTCGGAAAGGGTGTTGTACCAGGCGTTAGCCAGACGGATCGGAATCTGCCGGACTTCGTTCAACTTGTCGTTAAGCATCGTCTCCAGCGTAATTCCAATGTAGTTGCCTTTCTTCACAAAGCTGGCCGTCTCTTCGTCGTCAGCCCATGACAGTTCGGTGTAGGCGTTGCCCTCATTGACCTGGCTCAGGCTGGATACCCCATAGGTACGAACCAACGTGGCCTGGTCGATGGTGTCAACCTCTTCCTCGGTGACAATCGGCGCCCACCATTCCTCGCGCTTGCTGTAGCTGTTAGCCAACATCAGATTCAGCGAGTTTTTAACGATGCTCGACATGCTGGACTGTGTAACAGATTCCCACGCCCGGTCGTCGGTGTAGGGATTGCCGCCCAGGATGTTGTAAGCCCACTCAGACAGGCGGCGGGTGTTGTCAGCCGGTCGCCCGTTCTTCTGCCAGGACTTAAACGCCTCGGTCTGGCGCTGTTTGACATCCTTGCTGTCAGTCTGGTCAAGGTTATTAAACTCACGGTTGCCCATCAGCAGCCGCATCAGGCCAACCTCGGCCAGTTCATCGCCAGTGATGCCCACCTCGATCTTGCTACCACGAACGCCGCCACTTTCGGCAACACGCCCGGTCGGGTCGGTTGCGGCCTGTGCTTCCTTGGCCTGTTTAATAACCGGCTCAATGTCGCGGGCGGTGCGGATGCCACGACGGGCAAGCTGGGCAAAAGAGCCGGTCAGCTTGGCCGATTCGATGGCCTTCTCAACTTTCATGTCAAACAATTGGCGCTCAATATTCTTAAGCGCCTCGGATGCTTGACCATCCGACGCGGCCTCAGTCTCTTCGACCTCTTCCGCTTCCTCTTCCTGGTCCTCGTCGGCCACGGCTTCCGCTGCGGGCTGTAAGGACTTGGTTAATTCACTAACCAGCCCCTTAACCTCGGCAAGTTCTGCCGCAAGTCCGTCGAGGTTCACGCCGTTCATTTCAGACATACGATTTACCTCATTGTTAGCAGCGATTGCCCGCACAAAACCGCCACCGGCTGCCGGGTCGCCCACTAAATCTACACTGTGTACTTTAGGAAAGCCGGTCACTACCGGCATAGAAACACCATTTACAAATACGTCGCTGCTCTGCTTTATCAGCGCGTCCAGCGACAATCCAACCGATTTCAATACGCCACTTTCATAGGCGTTTTTCAGCTTGTCCCGCAACCCCTGGTCAACCACCTTAAACACGCCTTTAAGCTGGCGCGTGGTCGCTTCCCATGCCACATTGGTGATCGTCCCCAACCACTCACGCGCCGGCGACCGCATCCCGCCCCGCGCCTGAAATTCCTCTTTCGTCAGATGGTCGTCGTAAACCTTGACGCCCTCAAACATACCGGCAGCCTCAGCCACCGCCGCCACGTCATACAGTCGCCCGTTCTTGCTGGGGATGTATTCGCGCCCGTCGTGTGTGACAAGGCCATCCGGCCCGTCGGGGCCAATAATGACGACCTCCCATTCCTTGCCGGTCAGTTCGCCAGCCGGAACGATGGTAGCCTCAAAGATATGCGGAATGTTCTTGTAGGTGTGAGCTGCCATAGAAACAAAAAAAGCGGCCCCCTAAATGGAGGCCGCTGCGGTAAACCCGGTTGGGCGGAGTTGTTTGATTAAAAAGTGGCAGTCCTGAGCATCAATTAAAAACTAATGCCGCTAGGCACCACTCACAAAATAGTATAGCAAGGGGCGGGGATGGTTGTCAAACTAGCCGCCGTCCTAGCTGGGTAATATCAATCTTGCCATCTACATAATCTGGCACCCAAACATCACGCGCGACCTCAATAATCCACCGCACAACAGCCGGATAATACCATGTGCCACAAGACGCCCTTAGTAGTTCGTCAACCTTCTGAGCGTTGCCCATTACCAGCCTCCCGCATCTGCTCACTCGTCATCACTTGGCGCTGTGTCGGCTCCAAATAGCCGCATTCTATCATAAGCGATTCCAGTTGGACGCCGATGCTAATAACCGTCCGGCGCATGTCATTGAATTGCCGTTCGTGGCGCTCGGTCAATCGCCGTTGCCGCAACGCCCTGTTTACACCGTTGCTCATGCCGTCGTCAGCCTCCTAGTCTCGCCGGGCATCAGAACCACACCCAGGTCGTCGTATACGGTCAGCATCCGGCAGCCGCAATTAATGGTGTTCTTTGCGCTGCCGTTGGGGTCCAGCGGGTACATCAACGCCTCCCCATCCACAATAAATGGCTCATTGGCCGGGATGGGGGTGGCCAGCGTTTCCATGTGTGCGGCTACATGGCTGGGTCGGCTGGTCGGCTGCAGCGGGTTAACCCAACGCTTCTTGACGTTCGGGTCATCCTGCGCCGCTTGCTGTAGCGTGTCAGCCGCCGTGATGTTGAACGTCCGGCCTGTCTCGGTTCGCAGGATGCGCTCGGCATCGTAATAGACGCCGGTCGTCTTGGTTCGCCCACCCCGGCCTACCTGCCCCAATATGCGGTCAATAGCTTGCATGGCGTCGTTTGGGCTGGCCTCGCCTAGCGCGTTGATTCTGAGCGCCCGCCGCATGGCAGAGCGCATGTCAGCCGTTAGCCCGCCCACTATCAGGTCAACCGTATGCCCCACCAATGGCGCTAACCTCTGAAGCTGCGACGTGGTAGCCAATGGCGCATTGATAGCCAGCAACGGTTCCAGCACGCTATCCGCGCCATACTGCCCTGCTTGCCGTATCGTCTGGTCAGCAATCGCCGCCATCTGCGCCCCGGTCTGCTCGATAAGCGCCTCGACATCAACCAGCAAGCGGCTAATAGTCGCCGCGTTGATGTCGCCCCGCGTGATGCGGTCGGCAAGCTGCGCCCGCAATTCGCGGATAGCGGCTTGAAGCGCCAGTACCCCGCGCTGTTCATTGGCAGCGGCTAGGCGTAGCACGTCGGCCAGGGCTTTGCGGAAATCAGAGCGACGGGTCATTATGCGCTACCGTTTAACACTATCTCCGGCTCAACATCGCCGCTAGTCAGCCGCCCATCAGGGCTAGCAGCCGCCGATGCCAGATTGCCCACTAACTGGTCGTTGCGCTCCTGCTCATCGTCCATCGCTTCAGCCGCTACCGCTTCCAGTTCAGTCATGGGGTCGATGTCAATGCCAAACTCAGCCATCAGCCGCGCCCATGACTTTGCCGCTGTCTCTTCGGTAATCCAGCCAGCTTCTGCCGCCGTCATTAGGGCGATGGCGAACGGGCCAAACAGCGGCACAACCTGCGCCATATCCTTTGTGCTGAGTTCTGGCAGGTTGACGGCAACTTCTATCTCATCATTCTCGGATAGGTTGCCCGCGATGATGGCCTGGTCGATAACAAACTGCAATATCATTTCCAGCATATCCCGTACGCTGGCCTGGTCATATTCCAGGCTCTTAATAGTCGGGTCGCCCTGCGCCAGCGCCGTAGCCCGGTTGGCATCATCGCCATAACCGAACCAATGCACCGGAAAGCCCACCCCGCCTAGAATCAAGCCAAGGATGGCCCGGTAGGTGGCGATGCTGCCTTCCTGCCTTAAGTCAGGCGTCATCATGTCCCACTTCTCGGCGTCCAATGTGTAGACATTGATACTGCCCTTCTTGGGCGGGTTGGCCATAATTTGCCGGGTGCGCTTGTCTACCTGATCCGGCCCGCCCGTCACGCCAACGAACCAGCTAAAGAAGTCTGCATACTGCTCCCGGTCGCCCAAAGCGAACAGCGTTTCGTCGGCCTGGTCAATCCAGTCGGCAACCTGAATGAGGTCACTCACCCCGCGCTTCTGATTGGATAGCCGGTTAACGCCTGACCAGAACACGGAGCCGTTGTACTCGCTACGCCCGTACTCGGCCAGCATCACGCTCTCCCACTGCTCCCGCGTAGCTTGCTCCCACGTCACTAGCTTGCCGGGGTAACGCGGCTGCACGACACGCCCGTCAATCACCGCCTCTTCATCCTCGCGGATTATCCGGTACACTTTGGCCCGCTTGTCGGCGTTGTTCTCGCCAACGACAACCGCCCACATTTCCATCGCGTTTTCAGGGTGGCAGATAACATCGGTAATCTCAGATGGGTCAATGTAACCTAGCTTGGTACGCCCGTCAGATTGCCGCACAAACGCCGGATAGCATTGTTCACCGAGCAAGAAGAGTTGTAACGCAAACTCACCGGCTCGCTTGCTCATCCGGTTAGTCGCCCAGAAGTCCGTCACAATCCCCACCGCGTCATCATCGCCTGTCACTACCGGCTCAACATTACGCCCGGCGATGTGGTCTCGCTTCAGTGTCATGATGCGCTTGGCAACCGGACTAGACTGCCACAGGCTCCAGGCGGTGTCCATCAGCTGTTGCGCCGACGCCTTGCCAAAGTCCCGCAGCCCCTTGCTGGTACTACGATAACCCAGGCTCTTAGTCGTGCCGGTTGTCGGCTCATCGTTGCCGTCGTTATAGCCCTGAGCATAGGCGGCTTCTTTTGCCCGCGCCACGCCCTGCTCATACTCTTCCCGCGTAATGCCGCCGATAGCCTCAACTATCCGCTCCCCTAGTGTTGCCATTACCTGCCTCTCCGTGTTTTGTAGTTGTCCATGCTGATGGTGATGTGGTCGCCGTAGGGCTGCGCCCCGCCCATGCCGGACCATCCAATAGCCAGGCTCATCACCGTGTCGTCATGCATCCCGTCAGGTGCGCCATAACGAATGTTGCCCGATGGCAGCCGTTCACTTTCAAATGCCTGTAACTCGCCAATCAACACCGCATCATCCGGTATCCGTATCTCGTCGCGCTCAAAGGCCAATGATAGCGCCTCTATAGCCGCCTTCTTGGTGGCGTTCGTGGTGACAAATGGCGTGACCGGCAACTGCATAATACGCAACTGCTCAATAATCGGGTCGCCCATGCTGTTCTGCTCGGCTATGATTTGCGCCGGGCGGAACTTGTCAGCTAGCACCTGCAACCGCTGAACCTGAAATGAGTAGTCTATCTGGTTAAATCTATCAATGTGGCACACGTGACCGAGCGTGACATCTATCACGGTCAGCACCGTGAAGTCGCTATGCTTGCCCCAGTCAACGCCCATAATGTACTGATGCGCCGGCAGCGGCTCATCTTGCCAGCAGTCGCCATCGACCGCCCGCATGACGCCACGGAATACGCCGCCGCCATCCTCAATAAACTCAGCTAAATACTCTTGCCTAAATATACGCTCTGGCAACCCGGCCCGCGCC